GTAGATCGAGAGGGTCGCGGCGGTGGCGTCAGCCGAATTCTTGAAGTTGAAGCAGGGGCGCATGCGCAGTCCTTAAACGTTGCTGCGCAGTTTGTTGAATCGCCCGAAATTCGGGCTGCGGCCCAAGTTCGCAGTCTATTTGCGCGGCGTGTTTGGATCGAAACCGCTCATGAGGTTGCGCATGCGCGCGGCATGTTCTTCCCGCTCATGCTCGCGGCGCTCGAGCTCGCGCCGGTTCTGCTCACGCTTGTAGTACCAGTTGATTACCGCGCTGACGATCGCGATCAGCACGCCGACCGCCGGCACGATCTGGACCGACATCGCCCAGGCGAGGATTGCCGACCCGGAACCCACATAGGTCGTCTTCGACGCCACTGCCGCGACCGCGATCTCTATGGTTTCTTTGTCCAGTTCCATTTACGCCATCGCCTTGCTGAAGTGGACGCACCAGTTGGGGAGCGCAACGCCGGACTGGCCGACCGTCGTATCGCTGTCGCGCAAGCAACCGCGTGGGCCAGTCGTCGGGCCGCCGCTGTTGCCGGCCGTGCCGGTGAAGGCGTAGCGCAGCGTCTTGCCGGTGTTGGCACTCGGGTCATCGGTCAGCGTGACGCGGATCACGTCCGCGCTCAGCACGGCCACGCTGGCGATCCGGGTGTATTTGTCACCGCCGGCCGAGTCGCTGTACTCGAAACCGTAGGTGTTGTTTCCGCTCGGGTCGGTCACCGTCGTGTTGTCGAGCACCAAGGTGCCGACGTTGCCAGTGAATGTCACGTCGATCACCGCGCCGGTCCGGCTGATGCTCGCCGGGCGCAGCGGGCTCCACGGCGTTCCTGCGACAACAAGCTGGAAGTGGGCCTTGCCGTAATACTCGCCGAGCGTCCGGTAGTCCGTGTCGATGAGATGTGTGCCGTCCTCCGCATGCCGTAGGAAGTATTTCGGGCACACGAGCACCGTCTTGGTCGGGTTGGCCTCGTGCTCGGCCAGGAGTTGATACGGCACCAAGCTGGTCGCTGCGTTGGCGTTGTTGACCGAAGTGAAACTGCTCGGCTGCGAGTGGAAGATAGGGATCGTTCCCGACTGGCCGGTGAGCGCCTTCAAATCCGCCTCGTAGTCGACCTGCCACTGGCGGATATCCGCACCGTATGTGCCGCTGAGCACATCGGATTCACCATGGACACACCATACCGCCGGGATCGCGAACGCCCCCGATGCGTACAGCTTGAGCGGCCCCTTCACGACATCGGCAACCGCCAGCAGGTTGTTGTAGGGGTTCGTCCCCTTCTTCAGACCAGCGTAGGCCGTGGCACCCTTGGCGCCGTTGTACACCAACATATCCTTTGTCGAGCCCATGCCTGCATTGCGGGCCAGCCGGCTCACGGTGTTGGCCGCACCGCTTGCGATGGTCTCGACACTGAGTTCGACCATCGGGGCCAAACTCCCCGCTTGAGCACCTAGACCAAAGTCCTTCCAGTAGCCCGGTACCGGGGTCTCGATATTCCCACCAGCGTTGACGCTATCGATGACTAGGTTCTTGTACGGCTGAGTCGTCGACAGTGCCGGACTGCCTTGCGAACCAAGTGCCAGTGATTGACCGATGATCGGAACGAGGCTGGCCGGTCGATCATCAGGAACCACCCGCCCCAGGCCCACCATGAGGTCGTTGCAGAGGTTGGAGAAGATCATGGCATCGGCATCCGTCAACGTGCCGTTGTCAATGAAGTACATACCTATCGTCATGGCGATGCCGTTGCCGCCGCCGCCTTGCGCGAACACACCGACCTGGCCGCCGCCGCCCACCCACGAAATGGGGCTATTCGCCGAGTGTGCGATGAGTCCGCCTTGGTAGATGCGGAAATCTGCACCCGTACGCTCCATCTGCAGCAGGCCCACCGGAATCTTGCCGCGTTGCTTTGTGATCTGCGGGGTCGCGGCTCCAGAGCCGCCAAGCAGCGCATCGACGTGGCCGTCCGAAGCCCCCAGCCAGCGCAGCGCGATCTGTGGGTTGCCGCCCGGGTCTGTGCCCATGATCTGCCCATAGCCAGCTTGCGTGACTTCGCGTGTGAGGAACACGCCCATGCCCGAGGAACCTGTGCCGCCATCGGCCGACAGTTGCGCGGTCGTGACGCGGGTATTGACCCACTTCAGACCATCACTGGTCAGACCATCACTGGTCAGGTCACCCGGGAGGAAGCCGTTGAGCACAGCATCCAGGCCGTTGGCCGACTTGAGCTTGACCGCTGCGCTGTTGAAGTCCGCGAAGATTCCGACATCGAGCAACTTGTCCCACAGGCCCGTGGCCTTTGCGTTGACTGCGAACCGCGTCAGGCGCGCGGTCTGCTTGCTGGTCAGCGTGCCGCCGGCGGCGGCCACGCGTGCGGCGTAGGCGATCACATCGTCGTCGAGTTGGACCATCACCTCCAGCGTGAGGGCGAAGGTCAGCGTGCCGCCGCCCGACAGCCGGAGTTCGATGGTGTGCAGTGCGCTGTCAGAGAGTTCGGCGGCCGTGCCTGCCACCTGCAGCGCCCCGCCAACGATAGACGCCGTCAGGCCTTCCGGCAGCGGCGGCGAGACGCCTGCGACGCTCGCGATGGACCCTGCTGACACCGTGGCGAGGCTGACCGTCTTCGCGACGCCTTCGGTGAACGTCGACGACAGAGATTCCGGGACCAGGTACGCCGGCGGCAGGTTCAGTGCCTGCAGCATCGCGCTGATCTTCGCCGAGGACCAGGTGCTGTTGGCGCTGGCCGTATCGTCGTCGATGTCGGTGCCGCCGATGCTCACGCCGCCACCGCCGCCTGCGCCCGCCTTGCCAGGGGCACCCTTGAGGTCGACAGCCTCGCCCCACCCGCCGTCGGGCGTCTCGAACTGGAGCTTCGTCCCGTTCCACTTATGGGCAGGCGCCGGGCCCGGCGGGCCGACAACGGTCTCGCCCCGCGGCCCTTGGATGCTGTCACCCTTCGGGCCGACGATGCTTTCACCCTGCAAGCCGCGAGGACCTTGCTCACCCTGCAAGCCGCGAGGACCTTGCTCACCCTGCGGCCCGCGTGGACCTTCACCCTTCGCTACGGCGGCAACAGCCGAAGTCAGTGCGTTGACGCGCTCGATCAACTTCGCGAGCAGCGGCAGGTTCTTGTCAGCCATTCGAGGGTTCCATCATTGCGGCGAGCCGCTCACGTTCTTCCGAGTCGTCGTCCTCTTGACGCGCGAGCAGCGCAAGGACCGCGTCGGCCACCGGGTTGGCGGCATTTGGGGGCTGCATGTTGTCCATGCGTGAGTTCACGGCATCGAGGCGCGCGAGGATCGCCTGCTCGACGGTGCTGGCCTTCGGTGCCGGGGCGGGCGGCGGCACCGGAGCCGGCACTGCCTTCGCCGCGGCGGCGGCGTCGAGCACCGCCTTGCTGTAGGGACCGATCTTGAGCTTCTGTTGCCGCGCATCGTCCGCCGCGATCTCGTCGGCCACTGCGTCGGGGTCGTCCCCTCGCGCGGCGATCACCGAGGATTGGCTGCGGAAGCCGGCTTCGACCTCGAGTTTCTTGCCCGTGGCGTCCTGCACCGGATGGATATATTCCCATCCGTGCGGCGCGTGCTCGACGCGGCGGCAGTCGTCAGCCTCGCTCGCTTCGATCAGATTGACCGCCACGGCGGCCTGTACGAACCAATCGATGACAGGCTGGCACATCATCGGGATGACGACTTGCCACTGGCGCTGCTCGGCATGCCGACGGAACTCGTTGATGACGATGCGCAGCGTCCGGTCGCTGATGTTGACGATGTCGCCGGAGAACAGTTCGTACGGCAGGCCTGCGGCCGCGGCGGTGCCGAGGTGCGACGTGCGCATGTAGTCGCTATAGGTCGTGCCGGCCTCGGGCGGGTTCGACCAGTCGACCTTCTGTCCGTCCTCGAGCTCTTGCATGAGGCCAGGCGTCAAACCAGCCAGCGCCGCGCCGATCGGCGCACCGCTTTCGTCATCGATCTCGACGTCGATCGGGTTGCCGGTGAGCGGGTCGCGGTCCTCGTCCCCGGGGAGCGGTGGCGTCGTGCGTGCGATAAAGCCGACGAACAGGTTGGCCAGTTTCTGGCGCTCGAGAGTAGCGTCCTCGTAGTCGCCGATATTCTTGAGCCGGACGAGCACCGGCGCGAGCATCGACACGCCGCGCAGTTGGCCGGGCCGCAGCGGCTCGAACACGTGGCGCATCTGGCTCGCGGCTACGCGCACCAAGTCGTTGTTGCCGATGTTGGATAACGAACGGTCCGACGGGTGCTCTTTGTAGACCCAATATGCGATGCGCTGTCCGCGGCGGTCCAGTTCGATGCCGCTGCGCATGATGTTGCCGACCGGCATGCCCGGCCAAGTGTCGGTGTCCAGCAGCGGGACCATCTCGGCCTCGAGCAGTTGAACCTGCATCGGAATCGGCAGGCCGGCCGACGGCAACCGGTCACGGCGACGAATGAATACCTCACCGGACTCCAGCCAGGAGCGCACGGCAAGTGTCTGCATGCCGTACATGTTGAGCACGCCGTCGGCGTCGGCCACCGCGCAAAAGTCGTTCCACAGGTCCGTGATCTCCTGCTTGCGAGCCTTCGACGCGACGCGCTTGAAGCGCGGCGTGATGCCGATCCCGATGAGATTAGTCGTCCACTTCTGGACGCCAGCCTGGCCGGACCAGTCGTTCTGCGAGACATCGCGCGCGCGGTTGCGGATGTTCTGCAGACCCCGCAGCGAGGTGTTCGGCCCGCTCTTTGTCGGGTTCCACGCGGCCATGCGCCGGCCCATGCCGCCAGCGTCATAGAAGTTGCGTACGCGACGGGCCATGCCGCCGGCGCGCCGGAGCGTCTCGGCGACTGCGCGCGCGATCAAGGTCTCAGCCTTCGGCGGACGGCCGCCCTTGTTGCGTGCCTCGCTCACTGGAAGCCCCGGCCACCGTAGATCATCGGCCGGCTGCGCGGCCGGCGGTTGACCAGGTTAATCTGGTTCAACTGCTTGATGAGGTCGTTGCGCGCCGTGATGAGCGCATCGACCGTCCCGTAGGTGATTGTCTGCCCGCCGAGCGTGACGGAGCGCGTGCCCGACGCGATGGCGGCGTTCAGATTGTCGATGTCGGCTTGTGTGACCATGGGCGCGAGTGTCTTTCGCGCCCATGGAAACCGGGCTGCGGCACAGTTTCGCGGGAAACCTCCGGGGGTTTCCGCTGAAACCTACCCCAGTAGGCCGTGCGGCCTGCAGACGTGGCGCCGCTTGTGGCCCACGAACTGGACCGAGCACACGATGCAGATGTTGACGTACTGGCCGTTCTCGTGGGCATAGTCCTCGGGCCAGTCGTGCGGCCGCGCCGCCGCGCGAGCGCGCGCAAGCTGCTCGGCGGCGTTAGCCTCGATGCGTTCGCGAAGGGTCGTGTATTCGGGCATGGTTACCTCGACAGGTACGGGCTGGCCGCCGACCGGCGCACGCGGCGCGCCCTCGGGGCCTGCGATATGACAGCGCTCGGCTGCGCGACGCCCGCTGCCGGCCCGCCGACATCCTTCAGCACGCGACGCGCCTCTGCGCTGATGACCTCGGGGTTGCGATCGAGAGGCGCCAGCCAGGCCACGGTGCGGGTCCAGTCGGTGATCTTGTCGATGCCGAGGCGGATGATGCCCGCCGCGATCATGCGGCAGAGGTCGAAGGACTCGTTGCGCTTCCTGATCTGCTTCCAGGTGCCGTTCTTCTGCCGAACCTCGGCCCCGAGCTCGTCGTAGAAGGCCTGTGGCAGCCAGCCGTGCGGGTGGTTGGTCGGATGCTTGGGCGCGGGGAAGTGCAGATAGCCGATACCGGTGGCGTCACGCTTCAGCCCGGTAGCCACGACGTCGGACAGCAGGTTGGGGTTGCACACGTACAGTGGCACGTCGCCCTTCTCGCGCGCGTTGCGCTTGCCGACCATCGATTCCTTGATGATCGGTGCCGTCGGCGTGTTCGCGCCCTTGTAGAGCATGACGCGGCTGTGCAGGCCGAGCTTGCGCACGCGCCGATACCAGGCGTAGGCATTGGCCGTGACGCCGTCCTCGCCACCGGTGTCGACCACCAGCAGTTTGACCCGCATCTCGCGCCCCTCGATCGGGGTGCGGTAGGTGCTCAGCAACAGACGGTCGGTCAGCAGGTCCCAGTCCTCGGGGTAGCCGGCGGGGTCGATCGGCGCGAACTCAGCACCCATGCCCTCGCGCTTGCTCAGCCTGATCTCGAACCGGTCGACCAACCACTGCTCGCGGAACGCGCCGACGGCATGCACCTGGACAACGAACCGGCTGGTGCTGCCGCCCTGCACGTCTACCGACGCGACGAGCGAGCGGGTCTCGGCCGGCACGACGTAGCGCTCCAGTTCCTCGGCGCGGTCCTGCGGGCTGCGGCCGGCGTTGCGGCTCTCGACCAAGTGGCGCGAGGTGTACGGCGCGCCCTGGTCGGTGTTGACCGTGGTCTTCAGCACCTCTTCGCTGCCCGTGAGCGCGTAATCCTTCAGGCCCTGGAGGTGGCGCCCGACGAGCGACTTCCATGACTGGTACGCCG